TTGTCTACAAGCAAAGTTAATCATTGGAAGAGTTATGAAGGCAAATATGCCTCCACAAACTCGCAACGATTTAATTTGGGAAATCAAAAAAATTACTCCCAAAGAGTGTAAAATAGACGCAACCGCCGACTGAAGGAACGCTCTTTAACCTAAACCACTAAGGAGAAAACCTAATGTCACAAGCAAATGTGAAAAATAAAAATAACTGGCAACTTGTTTTAATCAAGCAGCAAAAGGAAAAAGAACAACGCAAGCATCAAGCAAAACTTGTAATGGCAATGCGATAATATACTGGGGGGTTGACACCCTCCTTTTTTTTATGTAAAATGTTTTGAGAGATCTATAAAGGATGGACAAAGACAAATTAAAACTCATAATCCGAAATATGGAACTTCTTCTTGATTCGTTAAAGGCGGAAATTTATTCCGATACACCATCATATCGATATGATGATATTAAACCAAGAGAATTAGATTACGACGAAATCTTTGAGGACTATAATGACTAATAAAGCAAAAGAACTTGTAAAATTGTTGGAAAAATTGATCAAACAAGATCATCTTTATTCTGGAGAACAATTGAAAGAAATGAAAGCACAACTTCGAAGTGTAAAACAAGAATTGGAACAAATTGAACAACAAACATCAAAAGGATTTGGAAAGAAATGACTGTAAAATTAATTAGTATTACACCAGATGCAGAAAAAACAATGGCATTTATTGCGAGAGTTTCTAATCCTGCAAATCAGGATAACGAAAACTATTCCAAGTTGCTTGCTTATTGCATTAAGCATAATCATTGGTCTGTGTTTGAACAGTCTTCTATGACACTGGAGATTGAGACTACTCGTGGTATTGCCGCACAAATTCTGCGTCATCGTAGCTTCACATTCCAAGAGTTCTCACAACGTTATGCTGACACAAATCTGATTGCAGAGGATATTCCCCTACCAGAACTTCGTAGGCAGGACACAAAGAACCGCCAGAACTCCACAGACGACCTCCCAGCAGACCTTAAGATAGAACTCTACTCTAAGATCCAAGATCATTTTGATGCCGCTCAAGACCTCTACAAGGAACTCCTAGAGTGTGATGTGGCAAAGGAGTGTGCTAGGTTTGTATTGCCACTTGCAGTTCCTACAAAAATTTATATGACAGGCTCTTGCAGGTCGTGGATTCATTATATCAATCTGCGTTCTGCACACGGAACTCAAAAAGAACATATGGAAATTGCAGAGGCATGTAAGAAAGTGTTTGCCGAACAATTCCCAGCAGTCTCAGAAGCCCTTGAATGGGTCTAAATAACGATACACATTATTAAACCCCATGGCAATTTATCCGATTATTCATAAAGAAACTGGTGAGACGAAAGTGATTGAAATGAGTGTTCATGACATCACGCAGTGGTATCAGGACAATCCTGAGTGGCAAAGGGATTGGTCGCAGGGATCCGCAAGTCCAGGAGAGGTTGGAGAATGGAGAGATAAACTCGCCAACAAACATCCAGGATGGAATGATGTTCTTGGAAAAGCACAGAAAATGCCCGGTTCAACTATAAAAAAACTTTAATATGGCAAGAAGAAAAAGGACGAACGACCAACCAATTGGTGTTGGTCTTACAACCCGTCAGGCAAAGAGGAAAAAGGCACTCGGGAGCGAATATCTATTAGATATTGATCCACTTACGGATAATCAAGGCAAACTTTTTGACGCATATGCCGAAGGTAAACATCTTGTCGCATATGGATGTGCAGGAACCGGTAAGACTTTCATCACTCTTTATAATGCTCTTCGTGAAGTTCTTGATGAAAGAACTCCTTATGAGAAAATCTATTTGGTTCGTTCTTTAGTTGCTACAAGGGAGATTGGTTTCCTTCCTGGTTCCTATGAAGACAAATCGGATATCTATCAGATTCCTTATAAGAATATGGTAAAGTATATGTTCCAGATGCCTTCTGATGCAGAGTTTGAGATGCTTTATGGTAATCTTAAGGCACAGGAAACGATTAAGTTCTGGAGTACCTCATTTTTGAGAGGCACGACACTTGATAACTCAATCATTATTGTAGATGAATTTCAAAACTGTACGGCACATGAATTGGATTCAATCATTACTCGTGTTGGTGAAAACTCTAAGATTATGTTTTGTGGAGATGCTACTCAGTCGGATTTGCAGAAATCTAATGAGCGTAATGGAATTGTTGATTTTATGAGCATCTTGCGTAAAATGCCATCTATTGATATAATAGAATTTGGTGTTGATGATATTGTTCGTTCTGGACTTGTCAAAGAATACATTGTTGCTAAAATAGAAGCAGGTTTTTAATGTTCAATCATGTTGATGTGATTCTCCCAAAACTTGAACGGGAGACTATAGATGGTATTCGATATTATAAAGTTCCTGACGAGGAAGAACTTCTTAAACTAGTTTCAATTACTTCTGTTACAAGTCATTTTAATCGTGAAATATTTGTTAAGTGGCGCAAAAGGATTGGTGAGGCGGAGGCGGAGAAGATTACTAAGGCGGCTACTTCTCGCGGTACGGATATGCATTCTCTTACGGAGAACTATCTTAAAAATCAAGATTTGCCGTCTGTTGCGCCGCTGGCGGATTTTCTTTTTAAGATTGCAAAAACGGAACTGAATAATATAAATAATATTCACGCTCTTGAAGGTTCCCTATATAGTAAGCAATTAGGTGTTGCGGGAACCGTTGATTGCATTGCTGAATATAATGGCGAACTAGCGATCATCGACTTTAAGACTTCCAAAAAACCCAAACCACGTGAGTGGATTGACCATTATTTTGTACAGTGCTGTGCTTATGCAGCAATGTATTACGAACTGACTGAGATACCAGTCAAAAAATTTGTTATCATTATGTCTTGTGAAAATGGAGAATGTGTAGTTTATGAAGAATACGACAAAGCAAAGTACCTTAAATTGCTCGTCCAATATATTAGAAAATTTGTTGGAGATAAACTTGAGCAGTATGGAACCTAATAAGGAATTAGAAAAAGCAATAGAGGATAAGTTTTTAACTCCCTCCAAATTTTCTCTAGAGATAGAGAGAATTGTTTCAGAGGAGAATATGAACTACATTGATGCTATTTGTTACTATTGTGAAATTAATAGTATTGAGGTGGATTCAATTACGAAACTTATATCTAAACCACTTAAGGAAAGATTGAAGTATGATGCTATCAATCTCAACTTTATGAAGAAAACTTCGAGAGCAAAACTTCCACTATGAGTCCTTTTGAGACATATCAACATTATTTGTCACTCAAAAGTCATTTCACGAATCCAAAATATGATTTCTTTAAGTATGGTGGAAAGTCCAGGGCAACTCTGACTTCCTTCAACAAACGTAAGGATAAATATTTTTTTGAGAAAAGTTCAAGGAAATATTCCGATAAGGAAATTGTAGATTTTCTAGTATCAAACTTTGTCGCCACAGATAACCCACAGAACATATGGATTGGAGAAATCATAAATTCTGGCGAAAGAACATACGTCGAGTGGATGAAACGACAACAGAGTTTGACCTACTTGTTCAAAGAACAATCGGAAGAATTACTCTCGGAAATCAAATTAGAAGATGCTTTCAACTGCTCGAAAGGTCATCCACCTATTCTAAAAAAGTTCCTGAGTGGGAAGATTTCCCCTGAAGTTCTGGTGATTTATGATATAATCTTCCAGTTTGGGAATGTGTTTGATAAAAAACTTATTGATCCTGTTTGGGAAATCGTAAGTTTAAAAATCAAGAAATACAAACCATTTCTAAATATCAATGTGTGTAATTACAAAAAACTTTTGCGGCATATTGTAAATGAGTAAATTTTTTGATTCTGACCTTATTCAAGAAGAACTTAAAGAAATTAATGAACTTCAAGAGTTTCTTTATGGAAGTATCCTGTCATTTGGTTCTTTATCCCGTGAAGATAAAATTGAACACATTGAAAAACTCACATTGTTGCTTGAAAAGCAACGCATTATGTATACAAGACTTTCTCTTTCAGATGACCCACAAGCGGTTAAAATGAAAGAAAATCTTCGCAAATCTGTGGCAATTATGGGATTTCCTCCCGACACAGATATGAGTTTACTGTTTAATAGTATGAATAAAACTATTGAATCTCTCAAGAAATTTCTTGACAAATAAGATTATTTTTGTTATACTATCCAAGTAAATCCAAAACATCCAAACTATCCCCCGAATCTAAATGTCTTTTTCTGATCTAAAGAAGCAGTCTAAACTTGGTTCCCTGACCGCAAAACTGGTCAAGGAAGTCGAAAAAATGAATAATAACACATCATCTGGTGATGATCGTCTCTGGAAACTCGAATGTGATAAGGGCGGCAATGGTTATGCCGTCATTCGTTTCCTCCCTGCTCCTAACGGTGAAGATCTACCGTTTGTGAAACTGTACTCTCACGCCTTTCAAGGATCTGGTGGTTGGTATATTGAAAACTCTCTCACCACCCTGAACCAGAAAGATCCCGTATCGGAACTAAACTCTGAACTGTGGAATAATGGCACTGATGCTGGTAAGGAAGTTGCCCGTAAGCAGAAGCGTAAACTGACTTATGTGAGCAACATCTATGTGGTGAAGGATCCTGCTAATCCTGCTAACGAAGGTAAAGTTTTCCTGTATAAGTTCGGTAAGAAAATCTTTGATAAGATTACTGCCGCAATGCAACCCGAGTTTGAGGATGAGCAAGCAATTGATCCCTTTGACTTCTGGCAAGGTGCTAACTTCAAACTGAAGGCAAAGAACGTTGCTGGTTACCGTAATTATGATTCCAGTGAGTTTGCTGCACAAGGTGCTCTTCTGGACGATGATGATGAGATGGAAGCAATCTGGAAGAGGCAGTATTCTCTTGCAGAACTTGTTGCTCCCGATCAGTTCAAGACCTATGATGAACTGAAGAAGCGTCTTGATTATGTTCTTGGTAACAAGGGTTCTCGTCGTCAGGATCCTGAGGTTGCTGATGAGGAAGAAACTTCTCGTGGAACAGTTCAAGATCTCGATGAAGATCTCCGCACTGAACTGAGCAATCTCTCTTCTTCGAAGTCTTCTTCTTATGATGAGGACGATGACGACACAATGTCATATTTCGCAAAGTTGGCAGAGTAAGGTATCTGTGCTATAATGGGGGGAAGTTGAAAAACCTTCTCCCTTTTTTTTATGAAATCTGATTTTTATATTGAAAAGATTTCTAAAAAACAAGCAGAAGAACTGTTGCTTAAATATCACTATCTTAAGGATATTTCCAAAGGTTTCAAGTCTGGTTATAACTATGGTCTCTTTAAGAAAAATGAGTTTTCTCCCTTAAACATTGGTGGACTTCAGGGAGTTTGTATCTTTACTGGACTTCCTGTTCCTGAAATTGCAAAAGGTGCCTTTGGTCTACAGCGAAATGAACAGCAAGGACTCTTTGAACTGTCAAGACTCTGCATTCATCCTGACACACAATCAGAAGAGTATAACATCACTTCTTGGTTTGTATCAAGAACGATTAAACAACTTCGGAAAGATACTGAAGTTAGAGCAATCATCTCTTATGCTGATAGTGATTTTCATGGCGGCACAATCTATCGTGCTTGTAACTTCACATATGCAGGTCTCACAGATGCAAAGAAAGATTTCTATTATGCAGACGGAACTAAGCACTCACGAGGTAAAGTAAAAGGTGTTGAAGGAGAATGGAGAGAACGCTCCCGTAAGCACCGTTATGTAATGATGTTTGATAAGAAATTAGATCTTTTATGGACCAGTTAATCCAGTGTTTTCCGTCTTGATTAGTTTATTATTAACGTATTGGGAACTTGGATCATAGTTCATAATGTCTCTCATATCATTCAAGAACTGTTGTAGATATCCTGGTTTTAGTAAATAAATCGATCTCTTTTCATTATTCTTCTGAACTTCATATTCATAATTGGTAACACCAACTACTGGATTTAAATCAATATTATTTTTATTATCTGGATCTGGTATACTGAAATTTGAATCTACAACCTGACCAGAAGGAAGAATTAATCTTCCTTTTGAATCTTTGACTTCAGTTGTTTCATAATAACGAATATCGTTCATATCTTGAACGGTGTATTTTCTTTCTACAAATCTGTAGATATCACGATCAGAAAGTGGCCACTGATCTCTTACACTGGTAATTCCTGATGTTAATAGAACAACCCAGTCATAATCTGATCTACCATAAAACTCTTCGGCAACAGTATCAGGTCTTGCACCTTCTGGTATCTGATACTTATTGAATAAGACAAACTTATCTTGTAAATCTTCACGAATTTGAATACGACGAAATAGATTCTTTACTCTCACATAATCTAGAGAAGATATTTTGTGAGGTAATGGAGACTGATATTGTAAATCAGGCAGTTCTCTAAAGTATCCCATTTTAGTAACCTACTCCTTGTCTTCCTGTTTCTGTATCATAATCTTCAAAGTAAATTGGATTAATCTCTTTGAAAGTTAAAGACATTGTCATATGAACTGGAGTACCATCTGCATATGTTGCATATGTATTTGATCCAGTATAGTTGATACTTATATCAGAGAGAGCACACGGTTTAAAGACATTCAAGAATGGATGTGGTTTATTTCCACTTCTATATTCAAGTTGAAAAACTTTTGGTGAAGCAACAAATAAACCAGCATTTGTATTTGTTCCACTACCAGCACCACCATTTCTTGGTGACATTGATTGTTTAAAAGTTCTAATGATTTGTTTAACTTGATATGCCTCTGGTTCACTTCTAGGAGCAAATTCAAAAGTAAATGGGAAACTTCTTAGATTAACACCCTGAAAGAGGAGTTCTAAGTTAGAGTTTAATACTTGTCCAGTAGATCTTGAGAGAAGTCCTTGAGCACTCACATTAGCACCTAAAGCAGAAACTGCCTGGGCGGCAACATATTGGTTTAAAGATGTGAGTGTATTTTGATCAAGATTTGTAAATACCCCTTTAAGGGCACTAATTGTTTTCTGCCCAGCTTCCGCTGGATTTTTTAGAACTTCTGCAGCAACACCAACTCCAGCAGCTGTAAGAGGATTTATAGTATCTTCACCCCAAGTTACGGAAGTTGAATCTGTAATATTTTGTGGTATTGGAAGTGTAATATAAAATTGTGGGGAAATATTTGATTTTGAAAGAGTTTGACTAAAATTTGGTGCCTGAATTTTAGAATCTGCAAAACTATTAGCAGCAGTACCAATACTAAACTGAGATCCACCTGCTGGAAGCACATATTCAAAGATTTTAATGCTTAGATAATCTGTTGTATTATCTAATGCTTTAAGAGGATATCTAAATGCATTTTCAATAGGACCTTTCGCTCCACTACTCAGAGCATTGGATGCCTGAGATGCTAGATTGACTCCATTTTGTGCTAATGTAAATCCTAAGATTGGATCTGCCATTTATACTTTTTTAGTTATTTATTCGTATTTTTGCAAAAGGTATCATTTCCAGATCTTTGAGTTCAGATTTATATACTTCATAAATGGATCCAGGAATTTCATCCCATGTATATTGACGAGTTTGTCCCCAATGAAAGTTGATTCCTCTAAATCCCCACTGAAAAATATCAGTTACGGCAACCAATGGATTTTGATCATATGTAATATTTGGAGTCTTTGGTCTATAAACAAAGATATAAAACTTACCAGAACTAGGCATCTTCCCACTTTCTTCTAGTACATCTAAAAGTTCTAACATTAAATCATCTGGATCTTCATTCCCAATTAGATTTTCAGCAACACTTCTGACACGATTAACATTTAAATCAGTATCTGTTACTTGTTTTTTTTGTCCCTGCTGCTCTACTTTAATTTGTTTAAGAGTCTTTCTTGGCATTATTTGATACCTAATTCCGTTTCCGTGAGCAGCTTGAACTCCCATTGACGATCTTCACAAAACTCCTGGGCTGCTTTCCACTTTGCTTGATTTTTAGCATACTCATAAACCTCATAGATATATCCTTTTGTCTTTCTTTTTTGTGGTATTGGTTCTATTGTCTGTTTCTTTGGTTTGATTTCTATTAGATATTTTTTAATCTGTCCAGTACTTTCTTTGACTTTGATATAAAAAT